TGTCATCGACATTGTAATCTTCTCATCGAACGGGTCAGTTACCGACAGCGCGGAAATGATTCCTGTGATTGCCCATGTCTTAGTCCCCATATCAAGAGTCCATACCTGAGATGTTGCCGCCGTAAACGCCGTATCGACAGCAACTGAATCCGCACCGTCATCGAAATTGAACTCGACCGTCAACTCACCGTCGTCAGCCATGCCTGCCATGAACTCTCTGAACTGACTAACCGAATCCATAGACGATTTGTCTATCATGTCCCTTGTTCTGCCACCGATTGATACGCTGACAACATTCCCGATAACCCCAGTAGTCGCGCCCGTCAATGTCGTGCCATGCCCCAAATATCCGTCACTCATAATATTCAACCTTTCAAATTAAGTTTTATTCCTGAAACCATATATTAAAGTCCAGCATCTTGCCGAACCCGTTCATTTCCTCATTGTCGCCATACAGTGCCGGGACGTCATTTTCATTAAATAGCATAACCGCCTCTACCCTTACCTCCGCCACCGTCTTAGGATAACCGTCATCCTTCGGTGATAACGCCTCCCTGACCACATCCGCCAACTCCGCCGCACCCTGATATTTCTTTGCCCAACAGTTTATCTGGAATCTCGTACTTACAAGTCCACTTGCGCCCGACATTATATTATCCCTCGGACCTGAAATCTGCTGGTATGTAATCGCAGGCAAAGACTGTTTCGCCGGAACGAATACTGGGAAGATTCTACTGCCCACCAGGGCATTCACACCGGCGTCATTACTCAACAGATATACAATCGCTTTCTCTATCATCCCGTTACCGCTTTCCCGCCTTTTGACATCCAAATTTTACCGATGCCATCAGCTAATCCCTTACTCAATATTTTCATTCTCAACCCGATAGTGGCATCAACCGCAGGACGCATGAACGGCCTCGCCGACGCCTCTTTAGTCATACCATGACCATACTCAATCGCCGCCGGGATAAAAGACCTTTTGCCTGTTGTCACTTTTGTACTCAAACTCGATGATGCCCCCTTCGGGTATGATACAAGTCCCGGTGCATCCTTGAATTGAAGATGAATGGCATAACTTCCCTTCTGCTGTCTCTTCGGTGCTCGAACCTGTAAAGCCGCCGCCATCCTCTGTGCCATGCCCCCACCTTTACTAATACCCATCAATGCACCCTTAACATAAGGAAGCAAACTTTTCTGGGCATTCCTTACCGCTGCGCGCACAATCTTCTTACCGACATTCCTTTCGAGCGATAACAGTTTAGCCTCCATTTCTTTACCGCCTATTAGTGATACGCTAATCATACGACCACCTTTTCTTTGCACAGCAATTCCATCATAATATTCCGCTCCTCGATTTTACGAACCACGTTTATATCAAAGATTCTCACCCCCCATAAAATCCTTTTCGCAGGAGTGGCATTGTCCGTATTCCTGATAATAATCCGATGAGATATTTCCGCTCCCATCTGGTCGAACTCTAATAACTCCCTGCCACGAATCGGCTCAATAGAAGCGAAGATGCTTTCGTCCGTTACCCATGTCTTGGTTTCTTCCCCGTAGTCGCTCATGGCATCATCCGAACTCTGTAACTTAACGAGATGTCTCAGCTTTCCGATTATCAAACGAATACTCTTTTCATGCTCAATAAGGTTTTCAGTCCAGTCGGCAACTCGACCATACTCAATGACGTTACCGATTCCCTGTTCTCGTACAAATGACCAATCATCAACTTAACTGCGTGCTTGATTTCCTCTGGTATATCCGCCCTCGCAGCGTATCCGGCCTCGTATGTTACTATCACGGCATTCGTCATATCTCTTGTATCCGGCCAATATGCGTTATATGCCTCGGTGATTCTGCCCGGCTGAGATATTATGTCCACCCGGTAATCAGCCGCATCGACCGTCTGGAGGTCGCCGTTTGAGTCGTAATATTGAATCGATGTTACGCTTACTAATGGAGATTTTCGGGGCCGGATAATCATATCAAACCTATCGTAGTAATCCACAATCTCCCGCTGGACATAAACCCGTCTCTGAAATTCCTCACACCATTCCGAAGTCGCTAAAGTTAGTGCCTCGATATAAGTGTCGTCGTCCGAATGAGTAATCCTTAAATGCTCTTTAGCCTGAGCTACCGTTATGGCCGCCCCGACTTCTCCAGCACCAACCGCCGCAGAACCCGTCCAGATAATCTCAATCGTACCAAGAGGCGGGTCAGTATCAGCAGGCGCACCGGCCACCTGCCTGAATACTATTACATCGTACCTGCCCGCAGCAATCCAAGTCGGGAAGTCGCCGATATACATTCCGACGGCCTTATACGTTAATGCAACATCGTAATCAGCCGCCGTCCTGCCGCCTGTACCCCATGCCTCGAATACCTCGGTCGTATGATACGCAACGTCACCGTCACGCTCCCTGACTACTGCATATAATGTATATCCTGCCGCAAATATCTGCCTGATTTCATTAGCCATATTTAATCCCTAAGCCGCTGGCTCATAAAAATAGATTTCAAAATGTATCCTTTTTCCAATCAATATCAGTTGACAAGTCCACCCCGCTTGTATATAATACAAAACATGAGAAATAAACTTGGACGATTTATAAAAGGTCATGCCCGTTCTAATACAGGCCGAACCCATTTCCACAAAGGCCAACCAGCTCCTGAGAAGTGTTTCAAAAAAGGACACGCTAAACCCAAAGGAGCTTATAGCTTTGGAAGCGGCAAAGATAATCCACGATGGAACAATGGCAAGACGATTGACAAAGATGGCTATATTCTTATATCCAAAAGAAATCATCCTTTTGCAAACAAATGTGGTTATGTTCGGAAACATCGACTTGTGGTAGAAAAGCATCTTGGCAGATTCCTTGAACCAACCGAGAAGGTTCATCACCGTAATGGCAATAAAAGAGATAATAGAAGTCGGAACTTGGTTGCTTTTAGAAATCAAGGCTACCACTTGACATTTCATAGATACAAGAAATGTAATCCATTCGGCATTATATTTGATGGTAGAAAACATCAATCTATTCCTTAATCAATATCTGCATTAAACCAGCCTTTAATTATTACGGTTACGCCGCCAGCATCACCAAGCGTATCTTCAAATATAATCCAGTGGTCATGCTCCACCGCATGAGCAACCACCTCAGTATCAGTATATCCTTCCGTACCATCAGCATCACATTCAAGAGCAATTATTGACGTATCACTTTCATCACTTACATCTGTTTGTGAACTGGACTCAAAAAGGGTGCAATCATAATTGTCAACATCTGAAATCGCTATGACTTCAATAATAGTAAAGGTCATACCAGAAGTGTTCAGCCATACAGGTTGTGATGGATTCGCCCGGCCTGCCCAAGCTGTTAAACCGTCAGGGTTATTAACTGGAATGGCTATCGTTCTTATCTTCTGGCCGACCGGCCATTGATTAGTCCCGTCCCGTCCTCTAACGATTGCATCGCTTGTCTCATTCGCTCCGTCAGTATCATAATATACAGTCCCCGCCGTTACGGTATTTTCGTCCGTCCCGTTTGGTATTTCAAGTATCACAGAGGCTTCACCAAAGTCATACGTTCCCGCCGTTACAACATCGCCCGCCAGCTTAATAAACAAATCATCTATTGTCGGAGTCGCCCACGTCCCACCTAAAGAACCGCCCGGAACATCGTCAGCATCATACATCACTTGACCATTCTGCATAAACGCTCCGCTCGTATGAACATCCTGATTGAACTCGAAGTCTGCGTTGTCCTCGTCATAATTCAAAATACCATTGGAAGTATCACCGTCAAAAGTAATTGTGTAATCGACATCCGCATTAGCTCCGACTGTCAGATTTATGAATACAGGATTTGCATTGAATACAGATAATGCACCCGCACCCGAACCAGTCTCATCATTCAGGACTCCATATAGTTGAGCTGATGTAGTCGCCGCCATAACACTCATATCATCGGTCGTATAAACAATAGCCGCCGTATCAGTTAAGTCCGTACTCGCCAGAGTAACCGAAGTGTTAGTATGTGCATGACCATCATCAGGAATCGTTATATTCGCCTCGTTACCCACAACCCCTATCTCAAAGTCGGTAGCATCGAAATCAACATATAAATCAGCGCCACTTGAATCAACTTTGGCCACATCGCCTTCCTCGATA